CTATCCCTGATCTTTGCTCGCCCCGGGATCTGCGGGCTTTTTATGTTTGTTCATTTGCTTGGCTTCCCAGAATAGGCCTGTCAGTACGTCCTTGATCCGTTGACGGTCTTTTTCATCGAGCGGAATGCCATCAAACATTAATTCGTCGTCTTCCTCCAGCATTTTTTTAAAATCCCGGCGGTCTTTGGAGTTTGCCCATTCTGGTACAGTAGAACGATAAAGCTCATGCGGATTTTGCTCTATAGAATCATCATCTGCCCAATATCCGGCGGCCTTCATCATTTCGGTATAGGATACGCTGAGCGCGTCCGCTATTTTACGGAGGGTGGAGGGTTTGGGAACTCCGCGCAGTCCATTTTCGATGCGGGAAATTTGTGAATTACTAATACCTGCGGCATCTGCCAATTGGTTGATGCTCAATTGCTTGTGCTCACGCTGCTGTTTTAGGTAGGTTCCGAATGCTGGCTGTTCCACAATGGAGCTCCTTTCTGCAATAGAATCATAGATTCAGCTCTATTATACCATTAGGTAAATAGTAAAAGCACGTAATATGCCAAAAGGCATAGAAAAGTAGAGCGAATATCCTGTTTTTGGGGCTATATTGCTTTTTTTCACGATGGATACCTATCCTAAATAATGTTATGTTATACTCAAGATACGAACAAAAGGGGAACAAAATGTAAACAAGTGCGTTTTTTATTTAAAAATACATCATTGTCAAAAGGCATAATATAAGGAGTGTTGCTTTTCATGAGAAATAACTTACCCGAATTAGACCGTCGCAAAACGCAGAATGCATTGGAGGGTGTATTTGAGAAATACCGGATTTATAAAACAATAACCTTTATGGATCGGGAAAGCTTTATTACTGCTGGCTATACGGACCGCCCGAACGGACCCACGAATGTGACAAGCGATCCAACGGCCCGGACTGCTGTATATAATGTAGATGCTCCTGCAGCCCGCTTGGCCTATTGCCAAATGGTGGATGCTGTAGTGAGCCGCTTGAATGAACGTGAACAGCTACTCATCCGTGAACGTTATTTAAAAGATGACGATGTGTTCGATTACAAGGTTTATAATTATGTGTTGGACCCACCAGTCAGCAAGGATACGTATACGAAGCTTCGCACGCGTGCTTTTTATAAAATGGCGCTAGCGCTGGCAGACCAAGGCGTTTTGAATCTGGCAAGCTTGCAGAAGGGCGCGGATCGAAGACTGGGTTCGGTAAATGCATAGGGGTCACAGTCTGTGGCTCTATTAACTTAGACAGCAAGGAGTATGAACCATAAAGGTGAATAAGAAGCATAGGTCTCAATTAAAATGGGAACGGAGGACGGATGTATTGAGAAGTGAACAAGAAATGATGAATATGCTTGTAAAGTTTGCTATGAACGATAAAAGAATACGATTGGTCACGATGGAAGGATCACGTACAAACTTCAATGTTCCTCCTGATTCATTTCAAGATTATGATATTTCTTACTTTGTAACAAATATGGATTCTTTCAAGGAAAGTGATCAATGGCTGAACGTGTTTGGGGATAGGCTTATGATGCAAAAACCCGAGGATATGGAGCTTTTTCCATCAGAACTAGGTAACTGGTTTTCATATATCATTCTTTTTGAGGATGGAAACAAATTAGATCTGACACTGATCCCTGTAAACGAGGTAGAGGATTATTTTATGAATAGCGATGGTTTAGTTGAGGTTCTGCTCGACAAGGATGTGCTGATCCAAGAGGAAGTGATCGCAAACGATCATCAATATTGGATTAAAAAGCCCACTGCAAGGGAATTTGATGATTGCTGTAATGAATTTTGGATGGTTTCAACTTATATCGTAAAAGGATTGGCGAGAAAAGAAATCCTGTTTGCTATTGACCATTTGAACGAGATTGCACGACCTAATTTGTTGCGAATGATGGCTTGGAAGATTGGATCAGAGCAAGGGTACACCTTTAGTGTAGGAAAAAACTATAAATTTATAAATCAGTATCTTCCTAATGAAGATTGGGAAAGCCTACTATCTACTTACTCTGAGAACGGCTATCGAGAAATGTGGCAGTCTTTACTTACTTGTTATTCATTGTTTAGAACATACGCTAAGGCTGTGGCAAGCAGTTTGAAATATGAGTATCCGGAATACGATGAAGCCGTTACTAGGTACACTGTAAATATTTATAATTCATTGAATTGAACGATATAATAACCGCCTTTTTAAAGGGCGGTTATTTTTTGTGTACAGCATCAACAAGGAGATTAAACGCATTTTTAAACATAGGAACAAACGTTCGCAAAATGCCGCCTAACTTCATCCCTAGTCTCTACTTTTATCGTCCATTTCTCCGGCAACGCATTCGTTATAAGGGTGTAAGATTATATCATCGGGAATCAAGACAAGAGGACATACCGAAGACACACACAGTCAAACGTTAGCCGGCCAATAGGGCCGGTTTTTTCATGCGGTGATCGTCTCTGTCACTTCCCGGGAATTCATTGATAGAAAGGAGGAGTCGTGTTGCCTAAGCAAGGGATGCTGCAATGCATGAGTACAAGGCTGCGCCAGATGAGAACATGGAAGTGGAAAAAAGCCTGGCTAAACAGCCACAACATGCGAGCACAGGATACGCAAGGGTGGCATGCCACAGGATGAGACAAGCCTTTAAGCAAAAGCTCATTGACATTATTCCAGCACTGCAAGGGCGTGTATACGATGTTCAGCCCCCGTCGCAGACGGCAGAGGAACCGTATGCTGTTATGGCGCTAGGCGAGGAAATCTGGAAGTCTTCCTGGGCTGGTTACCGGCAGGTTGTTCGTATCAAGCTGTATGCAGGACAAGCGGGACTGGCGCAGGCCGATGTATGGGCGAATGCCCTGATTGCCGGACTGCACCGGGCATCGGTGACAGGCAAAGGTGAGGACACGTCGGCTTTTACCGCACACTATTTGGGCGTGCGGGATGCAGAAAAGCTGGACACGGTTACGGGCAAGGCCTATAGAACGCTGCGGTTTGGCGTGTATGTGCCTGAAACGGAAGGCGGTTCGGCTACTCCAGCACCTGGTGCAGCACAGCCAGAAGAATGGCTGGCAGCGCTGGTCCGCTGGACGCAGAAGCAACTGGGCGAATCGTGGTCGGTATACGCGGACGCATGGCCTGCACAGCCGGGAAGCCACGCGGTATTATGGCGGCTGAGCGGCTGCGAAACCCGGATGGCGGGAGCTTCCATGTATGAGCTTCGCAAACGGTTCATCGGGCATATCACCGCCCCGGATACCACCGAAGAGAATCGCGCAGCTTCCGCGCTGGTCGAAGGCTTTGCCGCTCAAATCCAGCTTCCTCTGGAGCAGGACAAGGGCCGTTATATGTCTACGGCTGAAGCATCAGCCGATTTGCAGGCAGATGCCATTTTAGACGGTCAGCTTCGGCTGACGCTGGTACAGCGGCGTATGCGTCCGGCTGAGGAAGCGGCATTGATTCGCAGAGTGGAAATTCATCCTATTTTGAAATGAGGTGGTCCGAGTGACCTTGGAAAACCAAGAAAAGGCCCCGGTACATGACGGGCAGGAAGCGAGTGGCCCACGCTACACGCTGGAGGAACTAAAGGAGCACGCAGAATCATTGTTTTCTGTGAAAGAAGAAGTGCTGGCAGGCGCCTTTTTTGGCGCACAAGACAAGCTGTTTACGGTAGCAGAAGCACACACTAAAATCGAACAATTTATGAAAGCGAAGGTGGATTAATTATGGCAGGCGGAACATGGGAAAACACGAATAAACCGGTATTGCCGGGTTTGTATATGAATTTTCAGGCAGCAGCAGCTTCAGCGATTCAAGGTGGATCACGTGGTACGGTCGTTGTACCCGTCAAGGCAAATTGGGGCCCTGTACGTGAGTTTGTAGAGGTTGGCAGTGAAACGGCTATTAGCCAAATCTTCTCCGGCGACAGTGAGAACGGTGCGACAGCATATTCCACATTGTATCTGGCTTTGCTGGGAGGTCCGAAAAAACTGCTCGCTTACCGGTTGGCAGATGACACGGCTGCTGAAGCGTCTGTAACGCTGAAAAGCGGTGGCGAGACCCCGACCGACGTGCTGCGTTTGAAGGCTTTGTACACAGGAAGCCGCGGTAATGGTTTTGCCGTAACGGTACAGCCGACTTTGGGTGACGAGCAAGCTCGTGAGGTTCGCCTTTATGAAGGAACCAAGCTGCTGGGTACGTACAAAGGCAGTGACGGTACGGCTGCTTCGATTGCCAAGGAGCTGAACGAAAATAGCGAAAACGTATGGGTGAAGGCCGAGGTTGTCGGCGAAGGTGGCATTCCAGCGGATGTTAGCGGCGTGCATCTGACAGGCGGCAATAGCGGCAATAGCAAGCTGGTTAATGCCGATTACATCGCCATGCAGGAAGCACTTGAAGGACAGGAGTTTAATGTGCTGGCCCTCGATTATGCAGCCGATCTGGCATTGCTGCAAAGCTTTGCTGCCTGGATCAAACGTGTGCGGAGCGAAGGCAAAGGCGTCATCGCTGTATTCGGCGGTTCTGCGGCAGACGATGTGTCCAAAACAGCCGTCAGCTTGGCCTCTGCACGTTCCCTGGCGCTGAACCATGAAGGCATCGTGAATGTGGGTACAGGTGTACGCCTGGCAGGTACGGACTACAGCTCCGCCCAAACGGCTGCCTATGTAGCCGGGCTGATCGCAGGCCAACGCTTGAATCAATCCGCAACGTACGCGGTTACGCCTTTTGAGGATGTAACCCGCCGCTGGACACGTTCCGAGCAGGAACAGGCTGTCCGTAACGGTGTGTTCCTCCTGTTCTTCGACGGCCGTCAGGTCAAAGCGCTGCGTGGAATCAACAGCTTGGTGAACCCGTCTGCCGGACAAAACAACGCATGGAAGAAAATCCGTTCCATCCGTGTTATGGATGCCATTAACGCTGACTTGCAGCGTGCAGCCGAAGAGACTTACATTGGCAAAATCAACAACACGGTGGAAGGCCGTCTGGCACTCATCGGTGCGATCAAAGAATACCTGGCACAGCTGTCGCTGAGCAACGTGATCGAGGCAAATGGCTACGATGTCATTCTCGACCCAGCCTACTACGGTGATGCGCCAGTCATCAAACCGGAGCCGGATCAAGTGTTCCTGCAATGGAATGTGAAGCTCACCGACGTGATGGAGCAGCTGTTCGGCACATTTTACGTGCAATAAATAAGCATTTTACGCGTATAAGCATTTCGCATGCAATCAGCAGAAATAAAGTAGCTTTTTAACAACGAGGATTTTGTGAAATCCCGAACTATATTATGAATTATTTTGAGGAGGAAAAAGAAATGTTGGATGCTTCAAGAGTCATTTTAGGTACGTTTGGTCAGGCATATATTGATGGGGTATGGCAGACACATATTAACAAGCTGGAAGCTAGCGTGGAAATTGATAAAAGAGAACTGAATTTGGTAGGTAATACGTGGAAAGTCCATAAAAATGGAGCTAAAAAGGGTACTGGAACGATGAGTGGTTACAAAGTAACTTCTGATATGATTCGTCGTGGTTTTGAGAAATTCGATATTATTTCCAAGCTGGACGATCCCGAATCTTTTGGACATGAACGTGTCCGTTTGATTCGCTGCATGCCGGATAAAATTCAATTGGCTAACTGGACTGCAGGGGAAGAAGTGCCAGAAGAAACTACTTTCACCTTCGAAGGCTATGAGCTGCTTGATCCTATCGTTGCTGAATAATTTATTGGTTATGGTGGGCCTGGAGTAATCCGGGCCCAATTTTCAAAAATTTATTAGGGGGATTAAATATGAGTTTGCCTGAAAATATGTCAGAGGAACAAATTTTGGATAGTCTTTTTGAAGCTGCAGATAAATTACCAGAGGAAACTGTTCGTATTCAGCGCCTGGATATGCTTCTGACACTTCGTGGTTTGACATCCAACAAAGTAGATAGCATCCGTGAACGGTGCACAATTCGTAAAACGGTTAAAGGCCGTGTGGATGAAAAAGTAGATACAGAAACATTCAATGCACTGCTTATCTCAGAAGCTACGGCTGGTCTAGAAGTAAAAGGTCTGCAAATTAACGGATGGGGTGATCCGCGAATTACTAGCCGACTTAAATTGTCTGGTGGTGAACAGGCAGTACGTCGAATGCTTCTGGCAGGTGAACTGGATGCAGTAGGGGATAAGGTGCTGGAATTGTCCGGCTTCGGTGTGGAAATTGATGATCTAAAAAACTGATTCGCTCCGGCGGAATGACATCGGTGCTGTATCATCTGTGGATACGGCATCATCTCCGTCCCGGAGAGTTTTGGACCTTAAACAGAGGTGAAAAATCCATGTTAATTGCATTTGCTGAAGAGGAACTAGACGCATTATCCAAGCAAATACAGCAATGATAGATACGTAAGGAGGTGAGTAAATGGCAGGATCAAGTAACTATAGAGTTAATATTGTTACAGATGTAGAGGATTTGATAATTACAAACCGGGAACTTAAAGCAACAAGTCGCTATATTGAGCAGATACAACGGCTTTCTGATCGCCTAGGACGTGCCCGTTATCAGAGCTTGATTAAGCTGAATACGGAACTTAAGTATATGCATAGGCATCTTGGAAATATTTATAGCCTAGCTGTTCGTCTTAGCCGGCTACGCATTAGGCCAAAAGTCTTTCTCATTGACAAGGCGACCCCGGTGCTTGAAGCGCTTATCAGAAAGTTAAAAAGCCTAAGGGATGCCTATATTGTTGCACGTGCTAAAACAGGCATTGATCAAGAAGGAACGAATAAGAAAAAAGCTAGCGGCGGCAACGGAGGAAATAATTTAAATGTTTCAAATATTGTGAACAAGTCTATCAGTGTTACTGCAAAGGTAGAAATTAAGGATCCTAAATTTGACTTTAACTTTAATTACGATATCAAAGTTAAACCACCAAGATTGAATATTAGAGTCGCAGCTCCTAAATATGCGCCTAAAATCAACGTAAAAACAGGTCCTATTCGAGTTTCCCCAAAAGTTAAGGTGATCTGTAATTGTTGCTGTTGTGGGAAAAAAGGAAAAAGTAAAAAAAGCATCGCTGAACAAGATGGGCCTGATGGCAAAAGCAAAAAGAAAAATAAGCGCAACAAAAAAAGTCCTAGCAAAAAACGAGGAATTCCTAAGCTGTGGGAAAAGGTAAAACGTATTGTCAGCCCGAAACCTGGATCTAAGCCAGTTCCAGGGGGACAACCGAGTGGGAATGCGGGGACACTTGGGAAAATTTTAAATTTCGGAAAAAAGCTGCTTGGCAAAAATCCTGGCAGTACACTAAAAAAATTAGCTAAGGGAGCTATGAAGGGGGGCAAGAAGATACTTGGCCCGATTAGTATTGTTTTAGATATTGCTGACATTGCTACTGCTTCGCCAGAAGAACGTCCGGCTGTCATTACATCAGCAGTTTTGGGAAGCGGTCTTACGGCAGCTGGCGCAGCCATTGGTACAATGATTGCTCCAGGTATAGGTACTTTAATCGGTGGCCTTATTGGTGCAATTGCAAGTGTTATAATAGATAGTTTAGCAGGTGAATGGCTGAGTCAAAAGTTCTCTGAAATGAGTAATTGGGTCGAAGAAAAGGCTACTTCTGCAATGGATTGGGTTGGAGAAAAAGCTATTGGTGCAAAGGACTGGATTGGCGAGAAAGCCGGTGTTGCAAAAGATTGGGTTGGAGAAAAAGCTTCACAAGCAACGGATTGGATGAGTAATAAAGCATCTGATGTAAGTAATTGGTTTTCTAATCAAACAGAAAGTTTGAAAAATGACCTCTCCAATATATTTGGTTATTCAAATAAGCCTGAGAAATCACAACCTGCTGGTTATGTAATTAAGGCATCACAATCTTATAATCCCGCTTCCACTATACCTGTGGCGTCGTTAGCTCTGTCAAGATTTCCTTCGGTTGATCCGGGGCTTCCATTACCATCTTTTATTCAGGATGCCCAAAACCGCTCCAAGGTAATTCAAGGCATGGGGCCAGGTGGTTCACAGATTCCTACGGCGAAAGGAGGAAAACCAGCTCCTCAATTCGTGCAAATAACGGATGAACAAATGAGTAGCTTTTCAGGCTTTCTCAAGGATTTCAAGACAGAAACGAACAACCAAATTAGTGTAACGTTACCTCCTGGAGCAGTACAGGTAACAGTTCAAGAAGATTCTATTGATTTCGACACGATGGCACTTCAAGTTGGATACCGAATCGTGAATGAAGTCCGGCAGGCGATTATTAATAGAAAGGGAGGAGGAGATAGTAGCTCTCTTAAAAAAGGTAAAGCCGTACTAGTTTAATGTAAATCTATCACAGCAGAAAGGAGGGAGGCTATGGGTATAGACCTTTTTCTGATTAATGGTCAAAGCGTGTTTCAATTCCCAGTTAATCCCGAAGAGGTGAATATTTCACGGCAAAAAGGGTATGAAACAGTTACGATGCTTACACATGGAGAATTTGATTTTCCACAAGGAGAAAAGGTGAAAGAAATCACCTTTTCTTCTTTTTTTCCTAAGGTGTATGATGCATCTTATTGTCGATATAAAAATATTCCAGACCCTAACGAAGCGATGAACAGGTTGAATGCAATGTTAAAAGCAGAGAATCCTTGTCAATTTATTATTACAAATACGCTCATTAATGTTCCTGTTTTTATCATTGCCCATAATACTACTTTTCGGGGAGGGGAAGTAGGAGATATATATTTTGAAATTACTTTGCGTACATGGCGTGAACCCAAAATAGTGTTGCGAAAAGGGGATTCCCCCCAAAAAGTAAACTCTAGTAAGCTTCCACGCACGAATCTTAAAACCAAATCTAAGACGTACACTGTCAAAACTGGAGATTCGCTTTCTAAAATTGCCAAGCTGGAGTTGGGGGATAGCTCCAAATGGAAAAGTATATATCAACTGAATACAAAGACCATAGGCAACAATCCGAATAGGATCAAAGTGGGCCAAAAGCTGGTGATGCCATGAGCTACCAAGTAATACTCCAAGATAAATATGATCTTACCCCCCTGGTTGAGAAAATAACTTTAAAAGATGCTCTAAACCAAATTGCATATCAGGCGAGTATCCGTGTAGCTGCTTCTCAAGATATACCCTCAATTACCCCAGGAATGCCTATTCGCGTCAGTGGAATTCCATTTGGAAAAAACGCGAAGGTACCACTTCTCCACCCTGCTGTTGTGTGGGAGGTAGAGAGCTCTAACAGCGGCACAAAACGTTTCTCTCTGGTGGTATATGATCGGACAATTTATTTGGATAAATCTGAAGATGAATATTTATTTCCCAAAGGACAGACAGCCACGCAAAGGTTGCGGAAATACTCAAAGGATTGGGAGTTTCAGATTGCTTCAATACCCGATACGAAGGTGCAGTTAGGAAAAGGTATCTATCGTGCCCAGACCCTATATTCCATGATGCTTGCTGATTTGAAAGAGACAGCAAAATTGGGCGGAGACTTGTATCAGTTACGTATGACAAGTTCTGGGCTGGAGTTGTTTAAAATCGGTAGTAATCCTTCCCCTTACGTACTAGACCGATTTATTGACCTTACGCAGTTACGGACACTTGAGGGAGCCGTAACTAAAGTCAAAGTAATGACAGCTGATGAAAACGCAGGAAGCGGACAAGAGGTGCCGTCAAAGATACTAGCTGTAGCGGAAGGGGATACTAAGGCGCTAGGTACTTTGCAAAAACTTGTGGAAGATGATCAAGTTAAAGTAGCTGGTGGAGCCAGTAAGCTAGCTAAAAGTCATCTAACTGGAATCCAGGAAACTTTTACAGTTAATTTACCAGATATTAACACCATACGTGCCGGTGAAGCTGTGATGTTACAAGGATTAAAACTGATTGTTACTTCAGTCAGTCGGGATTTGGGGAATCCGGGGAATATGACTTTAGAGCTCGCTTCCTTCGATATGGTTAAAAGGAGGTATTTTCTTGAGTAAAGATCCTTATGGTGCATTTGTAAGTGTAATGCAGTCGTCCATGGTGGGACACACCCGGCAAGCGCTGAGTGGAGTTGGTGCAGTATTAGGTACCATCACCTCCACAGGACTCAAGTTGGACGATTTTAAACATGAGCTTCAGGATTATCTAGTCGCCGAGCTGCCGGGACTGCTATCTGTACCACGCCATATGTACAAAGGTATCTCAACCTCGGTGGAATCAGAAAATTGGGAAGGCAAAGAGCTGAAAACTTCCTTTTATATCGGGGAAGATGAGCTGGAGGATGTAAATCTGAGTTTGAACAAAGGACTTAAGCCTGGGGATCGTGTACTGGCGATGCGGGTGAATAGTGGCAACGATGTGGTGGTCGTGTGCAAGGTGGTGAATGGACGTGGCTAATTTGTTTCCAGAAACAGATGATATGATTTGGACAGACACAGATGTGACCAATCCAGATGTGCTGGAGGATAACCGTGCGGTATTTGGGCGAAGCTGGAGGTTTGATTTTGAAGCTGGCGAGTTTGTTATGAGCCCTAGCCGTAAAATCGTGACTACAGGCGAGAAAGAAGCTTGGGTACAGTGGTGTGAAAAAGCGATTCGCACTCCTCGCTACCGTCATGTGATCTATTCACCCGACTATGGAAGCGAGCTGGAGGAGCTGATTGGCAGCAGCTATGGGCACGGTGTGCAGGAAAGTGAAATTAAACGCATGGTCACAGAGGCGTTGCTAGCAGATGCACGTACGGCTAGTGTGGATCAATTCACGTTTCGCTGGAAAGGCGAGGCATGCTATTTTAGCTGCCAGATTACGAACGTGCGGGATGAAACGGAAATTGTGGAAAGTGTGGTGATCTAATGGCAGACTTGCCGGAATATTTGGTAGACCAGACGGAAGAAGAAATTTTAAATCGGATGCTGGAAAAAGTGCCCTCGGACATCGATAAGTCTGAGGGCTCTTTTATTTGGGATGCGCAGGCGCCGGTGGCATTTATGCTCTCTGAAGCCGCAATCTGGGCGCAGGAGCTGCTGCGTCGGGGGTTTGCCAGCACAGCAGCCAGCGATAACCCAGATTTTCGCTCGCCGGAGCTGGATTTGCGGACAGCAGAACATGGAGTGACACGGCGGGAAGCCGTTGCTGCTTCAGGTAAGGTCAGGTTCACAGGCACAGCGGGAACAACTGTCCCAGCGGGAACGTTGGTGGCGACTCCGGCAGATGATGTATCCGGGGAAGCCTCCATTGAGTATGCGACCACGGCATCGGTCACGCTGGATGAACAGGGTACAGGAGAAGCAGTCATTCGGGCGGTTAATCCCGGACGCCGCGGCAATGTTCCAGCAGGCGTCATCCAGGTGATGGCTACTCCGATTAGCGGGGTTTCCTCTGTGATCAATACGGAGGAAACCAAAAGCGGCACAGACGTTGAGAGCGACCAACTGTTGCTGGAGCGTTTTTATGCCAAGGTGCGGAATCAGGGCACAAGCGGTAACAAGGCACAGTATACCCAGTGGGCGAATGAGATAGCTGGCGTTGGTGGCGTGGAGGTTGTTCCGCTGTGGAAAGGGCCAGGAACAGTGGGGTTATATGTGCTGGATACGGATAAACGAGCAGCCAGCCCGGATATCGTGGCTGCAGTGCAGAAGTATATTGATCCGACCCAGGATGGGCAAGGCGAAGGGCTAGCACCAGCGGGCCCCGTGGTGACGGTTATGCCAGCGGCTGAAGTGGAAATAAACATTTCGGTCAAGGTACAGCGCACCAAAGAGAAGCCGTCCACACTGGATGAAATCAAAAAACTGATTGAAAACGGTGTGCGGACGTATTTGAAGCAGCTTGCTTTTTACAAGGCAGATCCGTTGGTACGGTACACCCGGATTTCCGCTGTGCTGCTGGACATTCCAATTATTATTGATTTCTCTGAACTGAAAATTAATGGACTGAGCAATCAGAATATTGAGATTGGATCAGGTCAGGTAGCCGTGCTGGGGACGGTGAGCGTCAGTGAGTAACAGCGGAATGAACAGTTTTGAAGAGATTTTGAATAACTCAGACGAGGGAAAACGTGCAAACCGTAGTGACACTTTTGTTAATCGAGTAACGAAAGCGGAAGATGCAATGGGTCAAATGAGCAGCGAGCGGGGACGCGAGCTGCTTTCCTATTTGCCAGCCTATTATGAAACCTCACGTGTGATGCGTTCTGATATGGATGCTAAAGGAAGCGAATTGGACGCTTTGTATCTGGCAATGGACGCAACGGTGGGACAGTTTTTCGTACGTACTGCCACCTGGGGGTTGGAACGCTGGGAAATGGAGCTGGGGATCGAAACCGACCTGGCGAAGCCATTGGATCAACGGCGTGCCGTGGTGGAATCGAAGCTGCGAGGGGCAGGAACTTTTTCCGGCCGGCTTGTTAAAAATGTAGCTGAAGCGTATGACGGAGGCACGGTAGAGGTTACTTTTCATCCTGCCGAATGGGGATTTACGGTCAAATTTATAGATACCATTGGGATTCCTCCCAACGTGGAGGACCTGAAAGCAGCCATTGAGGAGATCAAGCCCGCTCATATGGCGGTGGAGTACAAATTACGCTACCTGACCATTGCCGAAGTGGAGTCTATGACCCTCTATGAAAATGAACATACAACACAGGATAGATATTTAGGAGGTGGCGCATAAAATGGCAAGCGAAAAAACACCGAATCTTGGTTTAAATCAAATTGACCGTACATCGCCCAAAACCACGTATTTTGATCTAGAGAAGTACTTGGATCAAAACTGGCGAGCTGTTGATAAATTTGCTGGTGGTGTGAATGACAGTGTAAATGAGATTAAGAAGCGTCTGGATACGACGGAACGCAAGGCGGTAACTTTGGAACCTGGGTTACAGATTGTTCATGCGGAAAAGGCCGCGCCATTTTCGTTGACGGGACTAAGCGGACGTACGTTGGTGAATTTGTTGGGGCGGGCAGGCTCTTGTGACCGAATCGGCAGCCTTTTAGGTTGGGAAGCTGATCTTGCAGTTGATACATCTAATAAGGTGCAGGGTACGGGATCTATCAAGGTTACTGCAAAGAATGCCTCCGGTGTGTATAACGTGTATAGTACCGGATTAAAGCTTACTGGTGGAAGATACTATATCGCCCTAGCTGAGGTTAAAAACATCAATGCCTCAAATAATATCTATGTAAACTTTTCTACAGGTGGTAATAAGGCGCTCAAACAGTCCAAAGATCAGAGTCGATTTGTAACGATCTATACAAAATGTGCACCGACAAACGATACTGCGATGAACTTGGAAGTTACATCAATTTCAACAGCAACTGGCCAAGCTTTTTATGCAGACGCTATTCGTCTTTATGAGATTAACGCTTCAGATTATGCTGCCTTAGATAGCATGACTGCTGAACAGGTAGCTATCAAATATCCATATGTGGATAGCATTATGCCTGTGCGTAATCCGTATGCGATTCGGTATGGGGAGAATATGTTGCCTTCTTTCTTTGAGTGGTCAGCCAAACAGGGGACACCTACCATAGTGGACGAAAAGAGCATTACTGTCACGTTGGATAACAAAATAGTACACACTGTATCGCCGCTAGTGCCCGGACAAAAGTACACTGTATCAGTTCAATCGGGTGGGGCGACTGGTAGGGTTACGGTTACGGACGATCCTGAGTCCGCTATTATAGTTGAGGCAGTGGGTTCAGGGTTGTTAAGCGCCACATTCACAGCAACGAGTCAAGCTGCTAATATCCGATTGCTAGGCACATCCTCAACAGCCGTCACCATGACAAAGCCAATGCTGAACATCGGCAGCACGGTCAAGCCTTTTAAACCCCGTGCAGACTCCATGCTAGCGTTGCAGACAGACCTGTACGCAGATCCAGTTACAGGAGATAATGCGGACACGGTATTTGAGCGAGATGGACAATACTTCAAGGCTAAGAAATGGCAAGGGTTAACGTTGGATGGTGGCAAGGCATGGGTGCTTGGCGACTCTTCTGCCGCTGGACTTAGACAGGTAAAAGTAGTAGGGCTGGCACCTGGCGCAATAGCGGGAAGTGGTATCGGTACGAAGTTTGACGGTAAGCTATTGCCACAAGGAAATACAGGAAGTAATCCTGATACAAATGCAGTCACAGCAGCCGGAGACGTTTATATAGCTATCCCAATTGCTGATAGCGGATGGGCTGACAGCTATTTTCCAAATTCCGATGACATAAAAGCTTACTTTTACGGTTATAAAGCCTATGACGCTAATACCATAACGCCAGCCAATGCCCAAGCTTCCACTACGGCAACGTGGAACGGTACAGGTACTAAGTATTGGGTGCAACGTATTGGATTGCCTAACTTCACTCAATCCGTACCGCAACAAGCATATGCAGGGTACACACCGCATCAACTTGTATACCAACTTGCAACTCCAGCCGTAGAGCCGATTATTTTAGAGGGGCAGTTATCCTTTAACGAGGGGGACAATCTGGTTGAAGTAGGTACGGGGATTGTATTGCGTGAACGAAACGAGACGTATCAACAACCTGTGGAAAAATTATGGAATGTCAATAACGCAAACTACACTGCTACGGCGTGGCTTAAACAAAAAGCATCAGATATTTTGGCGATTTATAAAAATGGAGAACGAGATCACGCATGGATGATAACCAATAGAATGGTTACGAGTGCGGGAGCGTTGGCGCAGCAATATGATGCCGATCATGACGCTAGATCATCCTATAGTGTAACTTACCTTACTTTTGAGCGTTCGCCTGTCGTATCGTTCACGGGCAACTATGCAGCGAATGAAAAAACGTTGCTGTCGGACTTGGTGGATAGTGTGCAGCAAAACACGGCAAGGGTGTCCTTGTTGGAGAACAAGAAGGCTGACAAAGATAATCCTGCATGGCTTACGCCTACGCTGCTTAATGGGTGGACTAACAGGGCTACAGATATAAGTCTGGTGTCTTACTTAAAGGATTCGGCGGGGTATGTCCACGTAAAAGGTGTAGTTAAACCTGGAACATTCGGAACTCCGGTATTCCAATTGCCAGTAGGGTACAGACCAGCGCTAACAATTGTAGCAGTAGTGGCGGCAAATACCGACAATACGCGTGATGTTTTAGGACGTGTCAATATTGGCTCTAATGGCAGTGTTTTGATAGTACCTGTATTTGGTACCACGGTAACAGATGCTGGGTGGGTTAGTTTGGACAGTTTGCCGCCATTTCTCGCAGAAAAATAAAGGAGGTCTGACAAATGAAAGCAGTACCTAAAGTAAATACAAACGGTCTCTATCTAGAGGACGAGCTGGTGGACGATGCCTTTTTAGGTATCCTTCCTTTTTATACTCCATCTTCGCCTACGCTATCTGATACAAACCAGCAACTAGACACCCATCGGCTTGCTGACAGTAGCACTGGTACCATAGATGCAACCAATTCAGAAAGCATCCCTGCTGGTTATACAGTAGGGATTCCAGTGCCACCTGGTTTATACCATCCTCGTTTTGACATCCAAGGTTGGCTGACCTATGAAGCGGAATATAATCAAAAGCTGATAGAAGCACAAAAAGCCCTTGATCAGTTGAACAACGAATCCCAAGCTTTATTTCAGAAGCAGCATGATGAGTGGCGAAATAAGCCGGAAAACGAGCGTGGAGCCGAACCTATATATCCTGCTCCCACTTTTAAGACTCCAGAACGAAGAGACCCGGCGACGTTCTGGAGTGAAGGGCTGAGTGATGAAGCAATTAAGGAACTGACACAAAAAGCGGAGCAACAGCCAAGTGAGACAGATCAACTGAAGCAGCGGATTGCAGATCTCGAAGTGACGTTGACCCAGCTCATGCTTGGTAACACAGGAAAATAACGTGTACTGAGGATTATATGTAACAACAATCTTTATAAAAAGAGGTGAAGTCATAACCATGACAGCTTTAACAGAGGCTCAAATGCGTATTTGTGCTCATGCTTGCATCACTCGTTATGAGCGGGGTGAGGGCGATATAGCAACGATTATGGGAAGCTACGCTTTAAATGAGGAACAGCGTGAACAAGTAATGAAGATTATTTTATCTAAGCGTTCTGATCTAATAGCAGGCAACGTAAAAGATTCGTCATCAACCGATGTTCTGAATGAACAGGAAGAAGCGGTTAAATGGTATAACTCTATTTTTCGGAAGAAGACAGTATAG